TATGGAAAAGGACTCCCGCTGGTTCTATGCTTTATAGATCCGAAGAGCTTGAAGCCCTCTGGCCATTTGGTTATTCCTCCGTTGGAGACGCTAACTGGGACTCAATTGGCTACGTTACTCGATATGTTCTTAAAAAAGTAAAGGGTAAACAAGCCGAAGCCCATTATCAAGACGTCGACTTCACTACTGGAGAGATAATCCAAAGAAAACCTGAATATGCAAAAATGAGCCTGAAGCCCGGAATCGGAACGTCATGGCTCAAAAAATACCAAAGCGACGTATATCCACATGATTACGTTGTCTTTAATGAAAAACAAGTCAAACCACCAAAATTTTATGATAAACAATAAAAAAAGGAAAATCCCTATGAGTTTGACGAAATACAATACACAAGAGAAAAAACTGCTAAACTAAAACATCTTGACAATACACCCGAGCGACTCGCAGTAAAAGCAAAGGTAGTAAAAGCAAGATTAAGAAAACTTAAACGTACCCTCACTTAAGGAAATCCTCATGATTCTAGTACTTGCCTCTGTAAAAGACCGCGCAGCGGACGCATATGCACGACCAATGTTCGTGCCTTCTGTTGGTGTCGCCATACGGTCTTTCTCTGATGAGATAAACCGTCAAGCTGATGACAATCAGCTCTACCATCATTCAGATGATTTCGATTTGTATGAATTCGGATCATTTGATGATAACTCTGGTCTGTTCTCTTTACATGAACAACCAAAACTACTATCCTTAGGGAAACAGGTAAAAATTACCAAGTAAAAACCAAAGCGGAGAGAAATGATTCATTTCTCCCGCAACAACACAGGAGCAAAAATGCACCGCAATAAATCAGTAAACGTACATCAGTTCACTATGATTCCAAAAGCGGACATTCCCCGCTCAAAATTCGACTGTCAGTCGGCTCACAAAACCACATTCGATGCTGGTTACCTAGTTCCCGTATACGTCGACGAAGTATTACCCGGAGACACATTTAATTTAAAGATGACGGCATTTGCCCGTCTATCAACACCACTGTATCCAATTATGGATAACATGGTTATGGATTCATTCTTCTTCTTTATTCCAAATAGATTAGTCTGGGATAACTGGGAAAAATTTATGGGACAACAAGAAAACCCAGATGATTCAATTGACTATGTAATCCCACAACAAACTTCACCAACTGGCGGATACGCCATTGGATCATTGCAAGACTATATGGGCTTGCCTACTGTTGGACAAATGGATCCAACAAAAACTATTGACCACTGTGCATTTTTTACAAGGGCATATTCCTTGGTGTGGAACCAGTGGTTTCGGGACGAAAATTTACAAGACAGCGTACTTGTATATAAAGGCGATGTAACAGATACAACAGCAGCCGCAAACTACGAACTATTACGTCGTGGAAAACGTAAAGATTACTTTACATCTGCACTACCTTGGCCTCAAAAAGGTGATGCAGTAACATTGCCATTAGGCACATCTGCACCTGTCAGATCAAACAATGCTAGCGGTTCTTACGATATCGGCATTCAAAACACAGGCGGAGACTGGAAAAAACTTGCGGTTAACGGAACCTATGCAAACACTACCGATATTGGTGGTGTTGATACATTAGGACAACTATATGCCGATCTTTCATCAGCAACCGCAGCAACAATTAACCAATTACGTCAGTCATTTCAAATTCAAAAACTATTAGAAAGAGACGCACGCGGTGGAACACGTTATACAGAAATTATTAGATCGCACTTCGGAGTTATTTCTCCGGACGCCCGACTCCAAAGGCCTGAATACCTTGGAGGCGGTTCAACACCGATTAACATTAACCCAATCGCGCAAACGTCTGCTTCAGCTGCTAGCGGGACCAATACTCCTCTTGGCACACTTGGCAGTATGGGTACTGCTCTCGCTCATAATCATGGATTTACTCAATCATTTGTTGAACACGGCGTCGTAATTGGATTAGTATCAATTCGCGCTGATTTAACATATCAGCAAGGTCTTGCTCGTATGTGGAGTCGTGAAACACGTTACGATTTCTACTTCCCAGCATTTGCTATGTTAGGTGAACAAGCAGTTCTTAATAAGGAAATTTATGTTACAGGAAACGATAGTGACAACGATGTATTCGGATACCAAGAACGTTGGGCCGAATATCGATATTATCCTTCCAGAATTTCCGGACTCTTTAGATCTACTGCAACTGGCACTATTGATGCATGGCATCTTGCCCAGAAGTTCACAACTTTACCTACATTAAATGATACTTTCATCGCTGATACTCCACCTGTTGAGCGTATTGTTGCTGTTGGTGCAGCTGCCAACGGAAAACAATTTATATTTGACTCATTCTTTGATGTCAAAAAAGCTCGACCATTGCCAATGTACTCTGTACCTGGCTTAATTGACCACTTCTAATGCTTAGCGAATTAGGAAGTGCCGGAATCGGCGGAATTGCAGGAGGTTTAGCCTCCTACTTCGGTCAGCGAGAAACTAACCGAGCAAATGCACAACAAGCGCAAATGCAAAATCAATTTCAATACGACATGTCTAGCACCGCTTATCAAAGAGCGGTTGCTGATATGCAAGCTGCGGGTCTTAACCCCATGCTTGCTTATAGTCAAGGGGGTGCATCTACCCCTATGGGAGCGAAAGCGGAAATGCAAAGCGCCTTGGGCGCTGCTGCTTCATCAGCCCAGACCGGATACAAGGTTGGGACTGAAGCAAAAAATCAAACGGACTTAGCGGAAGCTGATGTCCTTTTAAAGCGTGAACAAGCGGCAGCGGCTGGTTCACAAGAAGATCTTAATAGAGCTAATATGAACTTATCATTGGTTAAGGCTGCCAATGAAAGTGAACAACTACCCGGTCACAAATTATTCGTGAACGAAGTTGCGTCTCAAATTAAACGCAACAACGCGTTATCTGCTCAAAGTAGCGCTCAAGCTGCATATACTGCAGCAACTCAACCCGAAGCGGAAGCTATCGGTAAAACTTATGAAAAAGCCCCCGGACTTAAAGCCGGGGAAAAGATTGGAAATATTGTTCGCGACGTTGGTGTCGGGGCCAGCTCTGCTGCCTCCGCAATACGTGGTAAACCAACCTACGATTATCGCGGTCAACCTCATAAACGAAATACCAATATTTCATCTCCTGAAAGCTATCAATGAAAATAAAAGAACCTTTTATTCGTAATCCTTATAATTACGACACGAATGCTGCGTCAAATGAGTCTGGGCTGCGTTGTGAGGACGCTACCCGGACTCAGCAGCATTTCAAAGACGAAACGGATATTAACAATATTCTTCGTCAATTTAATATAACTGGGCAGTTGCCTACAAAGGCTATATCGCCACGCTATGGCGATTTCACCGGTATCGGTGATTACCATAGTGCCCTTAATCAAGTTATCGCTGCAGAGGACGAATTTATGACTCTGCCAGCTCAATTACGGGCTAGATTCGATAACGATCCTGCAGAACTTATTGAGTTCCTCAATAATCCTGACAATAAAGACGAAGCCATTAAACTTGGCCTCGTCAATAAAACCGAGGCGAGTGCTCCAGTCTTGGAGAGTACCTCGGAAAAAGCGGGCGATGAGCCCGCAGCACAGTAATCATACTTGATATTACTGTGCTAGGTGACACCAAACAACCACAAAAGGAGAAAAAACCATGTATATGCATCGCAAAGGCGTAAGCAAAAAAAAGTCTGCCAAGACTTTTAGACATCATGCTAAACGGACGAAGTCCGCAAATATGAGATCAGCACCGCAACGCGGAGGCTGGAGGCTCTAAAAACCTCTAGGCACCTCACATGCCCTGTACTTCTCCTTTAACCGCTTATTTAAGCGGTTACCAAACTATTCACGCAAATGACAAGCCCAGTAGGGTTTTGTCATTTAAGGAAAACGATGACGATAGTCATCGTCAAATTCAAATACCATGCGGTCAATGCGATAGCTGCCGTATGGAACATGCACGTCAATGGACTATGCGCTGTACACATGAAGCGCAAATGCATGAAAAAAATTCATTTATAACCCTCACCTACAATGATGACAATCTCCCAAGCGATGGATCTTTACACCACGAGCACTTTCAACTGTTCCTCAAACGACTTAGAAAGAAATTACAACCTCACAAAATCCGCTACTACATGGCTGGAGAATATGGCGATGATTTCAGCCGACCTCACTTCCACGCCATTATCTTCGGATACTCTTTCGATGATAAGAAACTATGGAAAAGGACTCCCGCTGGTTCTATGCTTTATAGATCCGAAGAGCTTGAAGCCCTCTGGCCATTTGGTTATTCCTCCGTTGGAGACGCTAACTGGGATTCAATTGGCTACGTTACTCG